TAATCGCACTATAACCACCTCTTGTATTCATTAAGTGTTCATAGATTGGTGTAGGGTAAGCACCCGGCGCACTTGGTTGTGCTACCACATCAACTGTGATAATTTCAAATCCGTTAACTTCTCCAGTGGATTCATTAACTTCACCTGCTCCTCGTGAACTGACTCCCAGTTTCACACCTGACTGTAACATGGTTTTGACAAGATTGCCCATCGGGGTAGGTAAAATTTTCATCTTACCAAACCCGTTTGGGCCATCCATCCACATATCAGTAATCATATGTGATACACGATCTAAATTGACCTTTAAATCATCTGGGTGATCAACTTCACCTAGAACTGAATAACCGCCGTCGATCTGATCCTTGAGTGTTTTAACAGCGTTGCCTATCTCGGAGACAGGGTAGATTCGCTGGTTAGCGTTTTTAACACCACCCTGAATACAGATGCCTTTTAAGTAAAGGTCTTTTGAATCCCCTTCACCTTTAGACTCAAGGGTGACTTGCGCCTGATCGAACGTAAGATGTTCTCTTAAGTATGCCATATTGGCTAACTCCTAATTACTCAGCACTCTTTGGTGCAGATGTCTTCTTGAAAGTGTCTCCGGCTTTAGCACCTGGTTCATTCTCGAAAGATTTTCCCATGTCCTTTGGCTTTTGAGCACTACCGCCCTTTTCTTCACCACCACCAATTGCATGTGCTTTAGCATCGTTAGGTGCTTTAGCATTACTTGCTACTGGACTAGTAGTGTTATCAGAACCTTCGGAATTTGATGGAGCAGAAACTTTTTCTACGTATTCACGCATAGTTTCGCCAGCGGATTTTGCTTGTTTTGCTTCATCTACAACTTCTGCTTCTTCGTCTTTCGACTCAATAGCAGGTTCAAATGCTTCCTCTTCGGCTTCTTCTGATTCTTCTTCGTCACCTTCTTCGCTTTCGTCCTCATCACCTTCTTCTTTGTCGCCCATCATGGCTTCAAATTCTGATTTAAGGTCGTCTAATGCGTCTTCAAGGTCTACAACACGGTCTTCGATGTCATCATGTGATTCTTCATGATCATCCATTTCACCGTCTTTGTCGAAATCCATTTCGTCGTCTGCTGGCTCGTCTGCGATATCTTTCATCATCATATCTGTTGCATCACCGCCAACTTCTTCAACTGACTCTTCTTCAAAGTTTTCATCAACTTTGTCTTCTTTTTCTGATTCTTCAGTTGCTTCTTCAACTTCGTCTTCTTTAGACTCTTCAGTTGCTTCTTCAACTTCTTCATCTTTTTCCTCAGACTCAATTAGTCCTTGGTAAATTTCTTTTGATTTCTCAACCACGATATCGTGGAAAAGTTCTTCTGCTTTCGCTTTGTCTTCGTTTACGAGAAGATCAAGCAGTTGTTCAAATTTGCTTGTATCTGACATTGTATTATCTCCTTTATTTAAATTGTTAGGCAAGGCTGTCCACTGTATTTACGAAAAAACCACTTTTACCAGTGGAAATAGGTGTATTTTCTGCATTTTTGAAAAAATGCTTATTTTTTGAGGTCATTTTCGAACTCATCATATGTAATTGTTTTAAAATTATCATAATTATTTAACTGAGCAGGGCAAAAATCCCCACTATTAGTTACTCTTTTGAACTGTATTTTCGGATTAGATGTGATTGACTTTTCAGTTTGCCGTAGCCAATTACCATAATATGTTGCAGGTTCTGCACTTTTTTTATAATTTTTTGTATCTGCATATATGTTATTAAACCGTTTGCCGCCGTTTAATCCCATAAAATCAAAACCTAAAATATAGATTGTTTTGTGATTGTCTTCAGTTGCTTTGAATAAAGCAGTAGGCCCACTACTCCATCCTAAACTAGGTTGAAAGTAATTTAGATTTGTATACTGTTTATAACCGTTATTGTAGTTGGTCCATACTACATGATTGTGATGATATCCGTCTGCTACAATTTCGTGTACCATTTTAGGATCAACAGCGATCAACACATCCGGTTCAAAGTGTCGATACACGGCATTACATGCATAGATTGTTCCTTTTCCACGCAGTTTTTCTAGATCTAAATGTTGTCTGGAGGTACCATTACCCATTACAAACGCTGTGTTCATATGGGTATTTAAAAAGTTTTATTAAAGTGCTTGCTCTTCTTGAGCAGGTTGACCATACATCATCTGAACAAACTCTAATTCTTTGGCTTGTTCAATTTCTCTTGCTTCAGATGTGCGTCTAATTTGATTTAACTGTTCAAGTGTTAGTCTTGTTTTTCTAGTATCGGTTGGTTTGATAACAGAGATATCTCTTTGAGCATTGTAACGCTTATCGTCCTCAAAGTCTCCACCGTTTTTATCAAAATAAAAAAATTCTTTTAACAACATAATCTTATTTACCTTAAACTGTCTCGCCGCCTGGCTCTGCTCCGCCTGTATCAGGTGTGCTTACATCTGCTTCTGGTTCAGGTGAATCTGCATCTGGCTCTGTACTACCTAGTGTGTCTAGGTCTGATTGTATACCGCTAGGTGTTACACCAGCACCACGCATTTCTGTGCCTGCACTTGTATTATTAATATTTTCATTTGTGTTTTCTTCACGCCACATTGCTTCGTTTTCTGCAACTTCTTCTTGTGAAAGACCTAAGAATCTCTTAAGTGCAAAGCGTTTACTCATGTAAGGTACTTCTTGTAGTGAAGCAAACGTGTTTACTCTTGCATTATCCATTTCACTTTGTCTGTATGAAGCAAAGTTTTGTGGTGGATTCATGCGTAAGTCAAATAAATTGTTGTCTATATTAACACCTTTAGCGTTCATATACATCTTAAACTCTTTATCAAAGATATATGCAACTAGGTTTTGCAATCTTACACAATATTTGTTAAATCTTAACTCTTGAATATAAGCAGTGCCTACCCTACCGTCGTTATACTGAGCGGCAGAATCGTCTGCACCGGTAGGTAAGTAAGAACTTGGAATACGTAAGCCACGGAATAACTTATTAGTAAAGTACTTGAGGTCATCAATTTCACCTAAGTTAGTACCGCCAGGTAGTGTTTCTACCTTAGAACCACGTCCTTCTGCTGTTTGTGGAAAGAAATAGTCCTCATTAATTGATAGTGGATTAAAACTAGCGTCAATAACGTTAGTACCACCGCCTGTTGCTGACGGAATTCTACGCTGATGAATTTCATTTTTAATTCTTTCAACAAATCCCATAGCAAGGTGAGTAGGCATATTACCTACGTCGATGTAAAATACTCTTCTTTCCGGTGCTCTTTGCACACGGTAGATAATAATTGCATCTTCAAGTAATTCTTTCTGCTTATAAACCTTGAAAACACTTTCTAATAAACTGTTACCAAACGGGAAATTTCTATCTAAGCCTTCTGATAGTGATAAATGTACCACATGTTCTGCTTCAATAGCGGCTTGATTTTGTGCTTTTTCAAATCTAGTACCTGCTTGTTGTGGTACTGTACCAACAAAACCTCTACCCATTGCACCTCCGGTAGTTGTATAGTCAACTTGACCTGTGCTGGCGTTTGGATTCTTTTGTGAAACTGTTAAATTTTGAAAATTTACATTAATGTCACTGATAACATACTGCTCAGGTGTTTTACCTTCGCTTTCATTTACAATAACTTTGTTTACTTTTGCAGGATCAATATGAAATAGTTTAAAGTTTTCTGGATCTCTAATAAAAAATGCATCACCATACTTGAATACATTACGCATCACTCTAAAAATACGTCTGTCAAATTGGTTTAAATCAACCCACTGTTGCAAATACTGTTTTAGAATCTTAGTTTCAGTGCCTGTGGCTTGTTGTTTGAAGAAAAGTTGGAATGGTGTTTTGTTTTCCATGTTTTCTTGTGTACAAAATTCTGCTAGAATATCAAGTGCGGCATTTACTTCACTGTCCGTATCCATTGTTTCATATTGACCATAACGTTCGATACGATTTGGGTGTCCTGAATAAACATCTGGAAGGAAACTAGAATAATTCGTCCTTGCGGGTCCTGCTTGTCCTACACCAGAGATTGGACTAGTTTGTCCTGAATTATCTACCGGTTTGTATTCTTGAAAGTATTTTTTCCAACTCATCCTATTTTCCTAACTGTATTGTTCAACAGTTGATATAACCTGTCTTGTTAAACTATTTTGTGTTTCCATTTTACCTGCTAACATATTTAACGCTTCTATTAATTTTACATTACCTTCACGGTTGCTGTCAACCATTCTATTTGCCATATTGCCTATTCCATCCGAAAATGCACCGGTATTTGGAGTATTTTGTGACATAACACTGTTTGCTCCTTGTGCTATTGCTCCAGAAACTAGGTTATTAAGTTGACTTTCGTTAAGAACTGCTTCTCTACCATGCAACGTTGCAAGTGTGCCGCGGCCAAAATCATTCAGCACACTACCATAGCGGCCAAATGTTCCAACGTTTAGTTGTTCGTTATCTTCTAGTGTTTGTCTGTACTGTTGTAATTCCTGTACCATTTGGGCTATTATTTGTTCATAGTTTTCGCCAAACATTTCAATTAACTCTTCTTCGTCTTTACCTCTAAGTTGATTACTTAGATTTTGATACATCTGCTGATCACCTATTTCACTCCCAAAGAAATTTGTTCTGCCAGAGTAATCTTGAGATAGGTATTTGTTCATAATATCTATTGCACCTAATATAGGTGCATTAGGATCACCGGCGGCTTTACCAAATAGCGGAACACCGCCTGTAGTAAGACGTTCTAGATCTGCTGTTCTTTCGGCCTCTGTTCTATTATCTACTGTATCATCATCTTGGTTAAGCACTCGGTTTGCTTGTGTGTTAGCAATATCTCCTGAACTAATACCAAATGCAATACGCATTAATCTACTATTACTCATCATGATAAACATTTCATCTAACAATTGATTAAACTTACGTGTTATGTAAGGAATGAATCCTTCTGCTTCAATATCGGCATTAACTTCTCTAATAAAATCACCAAAAGAATTTAATCCAGCAATAAATGTAGGATCAGTTAATATGCTTACAAATGTTTGGTCTAGTGAATCTCTAAGAGTTTGTATTATTGAATTTAATGAATTAAATGCTTTTTGTAACGGACTTTCGACTCCTAGGTTACTAGCAACTTCTGTAATTCTACCGCTGAACAGGTTAATACCGTAGATTAATTGACTGCCGGCAAACCCTCCTTCAGTCATTGTAATTGCGGAAAATAATCCACTATTTGCATCAGCATATGCTCTGTTTGCGTTAGCAAAGCCTACCATTTGGCTGTTTACTTCGTTGCCAAACATTTCAAGATTGCCGTTGAACGAACGTGCAGAACTGTTTAGATTGTTTAATAATGAGCCAAAGTCTCTGTTAAGACTCAACATGTTTGCGGCTTCATCTGTTACAGGAGCAATACCTAATATACTTGCCATCATTGCTTCGCGGCCAGCGTCACCAAAACCTGATTGTACAGTGTCAAGGATAATGCCAAACCTATTTCTAACATCTGCTGGCATTTTAGCAAGTTCGTTTTGAAATGCTCTGTTCATGTTAGCACGATCAACACCTTCTTGTAATTGATCTGCTTGCTTACCAGTAAGTTCTGATAAACGTCTCATAGCCTTAGCATAGTTTCCACTCATTACTGTGAGTTGATCTCTACTCATAGTTTCTCTTGCAAGTCCTAGTGCGTTAAGAGAAAAGAATCTCATAAATGATTCTGTTTGTTCTTCAAAACTTAAACCAAATCTTTGTAGCATTGAACTGTTAGCGGCAAATGCTTGTGCGTTTGCTTCAACTGCCATACTAGCACCACGTGTGGCAGTTCCTAAAAACGCAAAACTCTCACTGTTTGCAGTAAGTTGACCAGCAATCATGTCTAATGACACACCTGCTCTAGTACCAAAACGTGTCATTATTTCTAGTCTATCGCCAAATGCAATACCACTAGTTGTTAATTGTTGAAATGTAGTATAGTTTTTGTATAGTAATTGTGTTACAGCATGTACAGCACTACCAAGATCGCCAAAAATCCATGGAAGACCTTCTAGAGACTTTGTTAAATCTGTGACTGCCGGTTGTGCCGCAATAAAACTTGTCCCTAGTTTTGCCGCACCGGCTATTCCACTTGAAAATAATTTTAAACTGCCTGTTGCAAAACCTATACCAGCACTAAGTGCTTTAAATCCTACATTTACTAGGTTAAGATTTTTACCCATAGAAAGCATACCAGCCGCGGTTCCTGCCGCTCCGCCAGCGGCCGCACCAGTAGCACTGCCTGGCTGATCTTGGATAGCCTCTAGAATCTTTTTCATTGTGGCTTCTTCAGCCGCACCAGTTAGTTCTATTCTTTCTCCGTTAAAATCAGCATATACTGCCATATTCTAAAAATCCCCATTATATACGTATATAAATACTTTTGCTAAATTATAGCATAACGTTATTTATAGAGGATAGCAACCATGGAAAATCAAAGCGTTTTAAGCAAGTATAAACGCCAACCAAAAATATACTTGAAACTGCCAAGCGGCGGCAAATGGTATCCTAAAAACCCTATGGAAAAATCGGGTTCGGGAGAACTACCAATTTACTCAATGACTGCAAAAGACGAACTAATGATCAAAACGCCAGATGCACTAATGAGCGGCGAAGCAACTGTGGAAGTTATCAAAAGTTGTTGTCCTCTAATTGATGATCCATGGAGTATGCCTGCAATTGACTTAGACGCTGTGCTTATTGCTATTCGTATTGCTACATACGGTGAAAAAATGGAAATGACTGTTCCAATTAGATATAAAGAAGACGGAAAAGAACAGGTTGGCAGTGAAACTATTGAAATTGACCTACGCGAACTGCTAGATAAAATGCAAGGTAAAATTTGGAATGACAGTTTAACAGTTGGTGATTTAACGTTTACACTGCACCCGCTAACCTATAAAGAAAGCACAGGATTCTTTATGAGCACGTTTGAAAATCAACGTCTTGCACAAATGATGCAAAACGACAAACTCAACGACTCACAAAAAATGGAAGCGTTCAAAGAAGGTTTTAAGAAACTAAGTCAAATGACACTGGACATGATTGTAACGCACATCACTCAAATTGAAACACCAGAAGGTACAGAAACAAATAAAAATGCAATTAAAGACTTTTTTAATCAAACTGACAAAGACACATTCAGTGCTGTGCAAGAGCATTTAGATAAAGTCAAAAAAGAGTGGGAAACACCTGCAACAATATTTAAAGTTCCAGACGAATATGTAGAGAAGGGAGCACCGGAAACTATTAACGTGCCAATGGTGTTTGATAACTCAAATTTTTTCGTATAAAAGTAGTCACACTCTCGCTTTCTGAGATTGATGCCTACGTTAAAGATTTAGAAAAACAAACCGAAACTATTATTGACGATCTAGTTAAATTGTGTTGGTATATGCGTGGTGGTTTACAACTTAAAGATGCTTATAGTACTACCTATGAAGAAAGAAAAGCAATAGGCAAAATGGTAGAAGCAAATCTCAAAACAACCAAAGAATCACACCTTCCGTTCTTTTAATTTACTTAACTGATTTAAAAAGAGTTTTTAATCTTGTACGACCGTTTTGGTCTTGCAGACTTTTTACTACAGCGTTAATAATTGGTGCTACTGCTTCACGTTCTTTAGTATTGGTTATTGGATCACCTTTTACTAGTTTTTGTAATCCTTTTACTGCCATGTTAGGACTTTCTATACCAAGTTCACTTTTCATAAAGTTAATACCTTGCTTGGTCATTTTTTCATCATCATTACCATCGGCGCCGCCTGCTAATTTGTTAAATTTGTCACTGACTGCTTTACCAACAGTTCCTAGCGGATCGCTACCTGCCTTATAACCCGTTTTCAAACCTTTAGCAATATTTCCTGAAATGTTAGTTGGTTCTTTTTCACTGCCTGCTTCTGGTTCTTGTTGCGTATTTTTAACGCCAAACTTTTGTTTAGCCGCTTTAATTTCAGCCGGTGTTGGTGAATTACCTTTGATGTCTACTTTAATAATGTTTCCATCGCCCGGATCAAAATTCATAAATCCTTCAGTAACACTGTCGGCTTTTGATGTTGCTGTGCTTTCAATTGGTACCCATGCTTTTTTTACAGGATCATATTTGTATCCAAGTTCAGCAAATTCTTTTTCTTGTTGGTCTTTAGCCTGTTGTGTTCTTGCTTTGTTTGTAAATGCGCCAGGTTTAAGATCTTTAATAGTGTCAGTAGCAAAACTGTGTCTTACTACAAACTCTATTATTTTTTTAACTATATTATCATCTAATGGTGTATCCGCTTTGATATCAACTGCTTCGTACATACCTTGTTTGAAAATTTGATCGTAACCGGCTCTGTAATTTTGTTCAGGTGAATTTTGTTTTACTTTATTAAAATCTATTGTATTATCTGGTTGATTGGAATTATCTTGCTCTGGTTCTGCTTCAGGCTCTGCCTGTTGCGGTTTAGCATTTTTTAGTTTTTCTGCTTCTTCTGCCGCATTAGCAACATCGGTTAGTGTTTTAAATCCTGTTTTTGGAGCCTTTGGTCCAATCGGATATCCACTGCCTTTTAAGAAATCTAGTAAATTTTGGCCTGTGGCTCTTTGTGCAGGAGTTGCAGTATAGTATGTTTTATATTCTTTGTACAGTGAATTAACAGCACTTTGTACTTTGCTTTCCTGTGCTTGACTAGCACTAAACATACCTTTAAGTGCAGTTCCCATTCTTTTAAGTAAACCAATTGGGGCTTCTTCTAGTTCCTGAGACTCTGTGATTACAGCAATTTCATTAATTTTCATACTTCTTCTCCTACTGTTATTTATATTATCACCGAACTAGACATCAAAAACCAAATAGCGTAGTTTAATACTCATAACTACTTACCTAAATATTCACACTATGATAACCAAATACGTTGTGTACGAAAATCAAAAGGAGTTTACAGTGGCTAATTCACAAGAAGAAGCCAATACCTGTATAGAATGTTTGCGTATGCAAAATCCAAATAACGAATACGAAATAAAGGAGATTCAAATAAGTGCAGTTAAACCGGGATTCGGAAGAGATCCTGATTTACATTGATGATCCTTGTGACGATGTAACTCATTGGATTGGTAACTTATAGAAGTGAACTGCGTTCACTTGTGTTTATCGCTATCGCTCAAACACCACTTTCTTTTTTAAATGATTTATATGATACAGTAATTGCGAAGCAATTTAGCATCATGTAGATTGTTTCAGTCAGACGGAACCTGTTTAATGGTTCCATCTAATCTTGAACATCATGTGAGTTCGTCACAGCCAAGACTTGGAAGTAGGTTATTTGTTTATACACCTGTTTGTGGGGCTCTGACCTTTCCCCTACCTACGTCGACATCACGTAAAATTCTGCTTTACAAATTGCTTTGCTACCGCAAGCCGCTTCGCGGCCTCTTACGCTACCTCCCGCCTCGTTCCGTTGCGTGGAGTTTTTTCAAACACAGTGTTTTCGACTGACAGCATTCAATCTACGTCAACCAGTGGCCCCAATTCTTTTGATGGGTTCCTCACAGTGGTGGTCGATCAACGTGTACGAGTGTCCTTCTCAGGGGACCCTTTTCTCAGCGGAATTTGCAAACTGGCCCGCCAACCTTATGTGCTGTTATATTGCCTTTAAATTTTGAAGTGCTTCTTTGAGAATTTTTGAACTGCCAACTCTAACATTAATAATTCCATTGTAATATTCATCCGATTCTAACACACGGCGTTCAAATTGTTCTCTAGCCTCAAGATAACTCATTAAGCCTCTACTGTTGCAATAATATAAAATTTCTCTTGTAAATTTGTCAGGGCCTAATTCTTTAACGTCAGCATTTAGATGATCTGAAGATCCCCAATAGTCTCTCCAATCAGATTCTTTTGTGCCTCGTCGTTTGTTTTTCTTGCCTTTGAGTGGTGGCTTTGTGGTTTTAAATTTTGCGAGTTTTTTGCCTACGTACTTGCGATTGTTGGTAGTGTTCGTAATCAGGTATACAAATCCTTCGCAATCTGCAGGAAGTTGTTGTACTATTTTGCCCTGATAAGTCCACTCCATGCAGATACTTACCGTGCCTTAATCTTCTAGGTCTTGATTCTGGTTTTCAGCCTTGTTTTGTCGTTTTTCTGCTTTGAGTGCCTTGCGTTTTGCCTGTATTTCGTTGCGCCTTTCAGTGGCTAATTTTCTAATATCGCTTAGTATTGATCGTGCCTTGCGGCCGGTTTCGTCGAAGCCTTTGGCTTCAAAACGTTCTTGTGTATTATAGTAATCCATCATTGCTTGAACAAGCAATTCATGTGTGGACTTAGGCACTGTTCACCTCTGTATCATTACTGTAAGAAGTAAACCCGTTATCCTTAATTACCTTCAATATGTTATTCACCCTGGAAGACAGTTCATCTTTGTGCGAAATTAGATAGATGTTTTTGTGACGTTCACGTGACATCTTTTTCAGAACACTCAATGCACTTTCTACACCAGCCGCATCAAGTCCATTATCTACAAGTTCGTCAATAAACAGCAAATTAATGCTTTGATATAGACTTTCCCAAACATCACGGAATGCCCAACTCATTGATAATATGAGTCTATTTCGTTCACCTCTACTGAGGTTATCAAAGTCTAAGTCACGTCCAAGTTCTGTAATTTCAACTGTTAAATCGTTCTGAAATACTACTTGGTGCGGTAATCCTGTGCGATCTAAATAGAATTGTAGTCGCTTGTTGAGGAACGCTAAGTTTTGATCAATAATACGTTTACGGATAAAACTGTCTTTGCTTGTAAGCAGTTTATACAAGAAATCCATATGATCTTTCATCTCTGTAAGCGAATTAATATTGTCCCAATTAATTTCTTGCAGTGCTTGGTCTCGCAGTTCGTCCATTTGTTCTGTGTAAGGATTTATTTCTGCTTCTTTTTCAACTTTACGTTCTTCAAGACTTGCCAAATTATTTTTATGATTGTAGGCCTCTTCACTGCTATCATAAAAAGTTTTAGGACAGCCATTAATGTCGCCAATAGCATCTAGTTTATCTTGTACTTCTTTAAGTTGTAGTGTGATACCGTCAATATATGTTTGACTTTCTGTTACGTCATTTTGTTTTTCAGCAAGGATTTTTTCATGTGCTTCGTCGTGTAATTCTTGACCACATGTAAAACATTTTTTACTTGCAATATCTTTTAGTTCTTGTTCATACTTTGAATGTGTGCGATCAGCACGTAACATACTGCTTTCTAAACTTGCTTTTTCTTTGTTTAGATTTGTTTGCTCTGTATCCTGCGTTTGCCATTCTTTCTTATCTTTGTGTGCTTGGATTTCTGCTTCAATGTCAACAGTGATCAAATGACTAATTGCTTTTGTAGTTCTAGCAATTTCTTCTGCTTGACTTGCGTCCCAAGCCTTTGATTTAATTTCTAAGTTGTCAATTGATTCCTGCACTTTTTTATTTGCAGTTTCAATACCTTTAATTGTGGCTTCTTCTTCGCTAATAGCATCACGTACTTTTTTCTGTTCTTCTTTTAGACGTTCTGCTTTTTCAGATAAGATGGTGATGCCCAACAACTGCTCAATAATCTCTCGTTGATCATTGGCTTTGAGTGAAAGGAAAGGCTCTGTGTAGGTATTGAGCGCCACCAAATGCTTGAACATGGTGTGACTCATGTTCAGTAACCGTTGAATATCTTCTTGTGTTTTGCGACTGTCGCCTTGACTTTCGTCGACATCGTCAGCAGTCACATCAATGTCTTCTCTATAAAATTTAAGAACGTTAGGTTTGCGTCCACGTTCAATTCTGTAGTTTTGTCCGTTAGTTTCAAACTCGACAGTAACCAACATGCCTTTGCCGTTGGTTTTGTTAATTAGATTTTCTCTGCGAATTTTAGTAAGTGCTTCGCCGTACAATGCATAACTTAGTGCGTTAATAATTGTGGTCTTACCTGTACCGTTACGTGATCCAGCATCATCACCTCCTAAATCTAAGTTTTCGCCTAGTACAAGTGTCAGTAGATTTTTATCAAAATCAACAGCCTGGGTTTGATTGCCCACGCTCATAAAGTTTTTTACTGTTAGCGTCTTAATTTTAAACATTACAATCCTCTATAGATATCTAACAACAAGTTTGGCTTGTATGTTTCTGTATCTATTTTTGTTATTTGATCTGTTACAATTTGATCCACTGATTCAAAATCAATTTCACCGGGTTCTAGTTTGTTCATTTCATCATCAACACTAGTGTCTGGTAGTAGAGCAATTTCTCTAATGTCATACTGTGCTGAAAAGTTTTCTTTAATAAAGTTTGCTTCTTCGTAACTGATATCAATGTCTAATGTTACTCGCAAATACAAGTTTTTAGGAGCAAGAATTTCTTCTGTTTTATCTAACAGTCTGCTTAATGGAATAGTTCTGTATTTTGGACAGTCAGACCAATCAATAAACACAGGCTCACCTCCCCATTCTAACACCATCATACCGCGTTCATCGTCCCAAGCATCAGCATAGTTGTGTGGAAAGGCATTGCCGATATAGTAGATGTTTTTGCGTTGTTGACGTTTGTGGAAGTGGCCTGTGAATACTAATTCTTGGTATTGGAAGTCGTCTGCTTTAATTTCGCCTGTGTCAGGCATTTCAACCATAGCATTCATTTTGAAGTTAGGAAGTTCAAAGTGTCCAAACATATATTTGCACTTCATCTTTGCAACTTGTTTCCATTCTTCTCCTACCAACCAAGGGACCAAAGCAACATCATCAATTACTTGTGGTTCGGTCACCACAGTAACACCTGGTACATGTTTACCAAATACTACACTGTGGATATCTCTTTTATCTTTATAATATAAATCGTGATTACCTGGAAAAAAGTAAAACTTATCAAATGCTTTACCTAGTTTTTCCAGTGAACGTAGACTAGCATCCATAGTGGTTAGATTTAACGCACTTCTGTTGTGATGCCAATCTCCTGTAAAGATACCAACGTCACACCCGTTTGCTTTGGCTTGTTCAATATACCAATCTACAAATCGTTCGCAATCGTCGTTGTGAATTTTACTGTTTGACTTTAAGCCAAAGTGAATATCAGTAAACACTGCGGCCTTTTTAAATAATTGTGTCATGCCTTTCCTTATACTAATCTAATACATTATACGAGAAAACTGTAGTGTTTGTCAACCTTAATAGTCTGCTTTTGGACGTCTAATACTCTTATAGAATTCTGCAAGTTTTTCTTTATCTTCTTTAAACACATTTTCATTCTGTCTAGTAAACGAAGGATTAAGATTATTTTCCTGTAGAATGTCGTCTCTAATGTTTTGATTTTTCTTTTCTATGTTTAGTACTCTTGTAAAACTGTTTGTAACTGCGGCAGTATAGTAAGCAAAAGGATTTTCACTTTTACTTTCGTCAAACTGTAGTCCAATCTGTGAAAGTTGTAATACTGCTTGGGCTCGCATTTCGTCGTTGTATGTGTAACCACGCCAGTTTGAACGTGTACCATACCTGTCAGCAAGTTTTAGGAACATACGTCCTAGTTCTTCACTAACTCTACCATGCGTTTTGCTAAAGTGTCCGTTGTTCATTCCGCCAACCCAATGACTTTTACCAACACAGATCAAGTTATCATTTTCATCAAATTTCCAATGTTGAAAAGGAGGAAAGTTAACTTTGGTGTGTTTGTCTGCTACTGTTTTTGTTTTGCGTTTACGTCCAGGTTCTTCCGGAATATGATCAAATGTCATAATCCTAAAAATTAAATCTGTTTTTGCAACTTTCCGCCAATCTGGCAGTACATCTGCTTGTTTTGTTTTTTTATCGCCTGCTTCTCTAGCCGCTTCATATGCGGCCTTACCAATACGATCAGCACGATTGCGTTTTGCTTCTGCAATGGTTAATCGATTGACTTTGTCTAAACTAGGTAATATGATATCAAATCTCGCATACACATCATCTGTATACGAACTAAAACTGTTTTTGCTTATATGGATCTGTTTAAGTAGATCTCTATTGTTTAAATATTTTACTTTTCTCATAAGAATCTCCGTATGTAAGTCTTATTATAAACTACGTAGTTAATAAATGCAATAAATATTATTACCAAAAGGAACCAAAATGATATGACAACAGAAAGCGATACACAACAGCAAGGTGGAAAAGAACAAGGAACCGGCAATGACGGTTTGACGTCTTTCGGTACTAGACTTGTTGAAAACCTAAAAGATGCTACAGGATTAACTGGAGCAATTGATAGATTGCAAGGGTTAACGGCTGAAAAACTAGGACCACCGCCTGTCAAAAAACAAGTATTTTCACTAACTGGTCGTATCGAAGAAGATCCTAGAATCAAAATTAAAATTCCTGGTAGTTATTTGAAAGGTCCTGCAGGACGTTTAAGCGAAGACGGCGGAGTAGTATTTCCGTACACGCCTCAAATTGTAGTTCAAACACGAGCCAATTATAATGCTTTAAGTCCCACACATAGTAATTATGCTTTCTATGCTTACCAAAACTCACAAATGGATGCAATATCAATTGTAGGAACTTTTACTGCACAGAATATAGATGATGCAAGATATATGCTCGGAGCAATCCATGCCTTGAGAGCAGTTACTAAAATGAACTTTGGTAGTGGTGAGAATATCGGTGCACCACCGCCTGTTTGTCAACTATCAGGTTATGGAACCTATCAGTTTAATAATTTACCTGTTGTAATATCAAGTTTCTTTTACACACTAAACGAAGACGTTGACTATATTGCATCAGACTCAAATGGTAATGACGATGACATCACAGCAATGCCAAGCAGAGCAGAATTTACTATAGAATGCTTACCAGCATTTTCAAGAAGAGATCAAGCGGCATTTAATATTGACGAATTTATTCAAGGTAATCTTACAAAAGATAAAGGAATGGTATAATGGCAAGTTACAAAAAAACTAGTTTATATGGAACAACGCCAAATAGAACTCCAGGCATTTTGGATGTTTTAGATTATAGACCAATGCCTTTTTTAATTGACGATGTAAAATATGAAATCAAACCTCAATATAATTATCGACCAGATCTTTTAGCAAGTGACCTGTATAATGATCCAGAGTTATGGTGGGTTTTTAAGTCAAGAAATCCTTCAGTACTAGATGATCCTATATTTGATTTTGTAGCAGGAGTAGAAATTTATATTCCGTCAAAAAACACAATTGGTAGAATAATTGGAGGCGCATAATGTCTGAATCAGGCGCAACTCCTAGTCTCGATATTCAAAGACTCAGAACCGACGGAGCATATTGGTCTGAGCAGATGGAGGCTGGTAACATACCTACGCAGTTAATGAAAGATGGGGTTGTTCCAGTTGGATATTCTGGAGTAGACTTATCTCGTGCCACATATATGGCTAACGGACCAAATCCTATTCCTGTTACAGGAGTAAACAGGCCTGGCACAAGTACAATTGACCCTAGTTTAAATAGATTTCCTGTAATGAATTCTGATGGCACAGTGCGAGGACCAGGCCAACGACCTAGGCCTAGGCCAAGTATAGACAGTGAAGAAATAGATATTAATAATATAACTGTTGATATAGATAGTATACTTTATGACGTTGACTATGTTGCCGACACCACCGACCAAATTTCTGAAAACTTTGAAGCACCTGATACACCAAGAACCGAACCTTCAGCATCGGACAGCGACCCTGCTTGGCAACGATTGTACGGCGAAGTAGACGGAAGACACAATCTATTACACGATTACAATTCCTACAACTACATTATTACACTGGTTGCTATATCAGATGATCAAGTCAAAGATGCAAGTTCTTACAAAGGTAGAATTGTATCTGGCGGCAATATAGAAAGCAATGACTTTTACGTTATTGCAAAATCAGGTGGATTTAGAAGAGATAAATCAAGTGTATGGATGTCTAGTTTTACCACAGATGCAAACGGTAATCCAGAAACACAAAGCGTGTCTCCAGGAAATTACAAGGATCTAGGTTATGAAAATATAGGTGTTAGTGCAATGGGAGAAGGTGACAGAGATAAAGATCTTTTTATTGATGACTTAATCTTTGATACTCGTCCTGGCATTAATGATATGGGACATTCTAATTTAACCACAGGTCGATTTAATGTAACAGAACCACACGGAGTGGGCGGGTTTTACAAAGAATTATGGGCCGGTGCAAGACATGCAGGACATCTTGATTACCTAGGAGCACCTTTTTTATTAGTAATAAGTTTTGTTGGAAGAAAGGTTGGAGAAGACGGAGCAGAAGTTCCAGATAGGACCACACGTTATATTCCTATTTTGTTAAAAGGCAGTCAAATGAGTGTTGATGCTTCCGGAGCAAAGTACAGTGTAGAATTTATGGGATATAATTCAGGAGGAGCAAGTGCAAGTGCGGCTTCTACGTGGGACGTAATTGAACCAAGAATTAATACTATTGAAACAGTAGAAAGTATTGCTTGCAGTGTATTTCATGCTAACACACTAGCACATCAAAAAATCATGGACGAAATGCAAGCAAGTTCAGACGATGAAACAAAAACAGAAATTGCTCGAAGAATGCAAGACCAAGATGCAATACAAGCATCAATGTCTCAAAGCGGTTTAGGAGCAAATACTCCTGTGGTAAAATATCAAGGACACAAATACTACTGCTGGTTTCCTGAGGACTTTAGTGGAGCGTTTGCTTCGCAACCAGGAAACTTTCAAAGCAGTCTTTGGGAAACACAAGTAGAAGCGATGTTAGCCCAAGGAGAAAGTTTTAGAGGCGAGGTAGTTAATATAAATGGTAATCCTAATCAAATATCCAAAGCAGGCCTTAATGACGAAATTAGTCCAGTATCAGGTATAGCCATTGCTGACCATGAAAGAAAAGTTCAAGCAAACCAAGATGAAAAAAATAGATTAAACACAGAGTTAGCCGGAGCCCAATCAAACTTTAACACACAAGTGGAAACTTTCAATCGAAAACGTGAAGAACTTGCTAATGTAATCAAAAACTCACAAGGTGTTAGAGAAGACGATCTTGAAGCATCATTACGTTCAGACTTGCTAATCCAACCAAACACTGCTGAAGCCGAAGTAAAAAGCACTGTAGATGAAGCACAAGATCAAGCAATTAATTTTGCTGTGCAATTTGCTGGAGTTCCAGACGGTCCTCCAAGTGGAAGAACACCACCACAACAGCCCGGATTAACAGAAGCAGAAATAACACAGGTTATTACACTTAGAGATCAAATTAATAACGCCGCACAACTAATCAATTCATTAAGAGGTACGATTGCTAGAACAGAAAAGAAAATAGAAGATCTTGAAGCAGAAGCATCAACATATCCAAACCTTACATATAATATACAAAGAGGCGGATCTGCATGGTCGTTTAAAAAAGGTGTAAACCTAAAAACAGTTCTAGATATACTAGTTACTAATAGTCAATACATGCAGATATTCCAACAAGACGCTATTTTAAATCAAATTGAACAAAGTGAATATATTCCGTGGTACAATATTACAATTCACACAGTACCGATTGCATTTGACGTTTCTACAATGAGGCCAGTATATGAAATACATTATGTATTATCACCGTATAGTATACACTACAGCAAAATGCCTGGAGTTAACATAATTTTTAGCACTAAAAAATTAAGAAAACGTGCTGTTAGAGAATACAATTATATTTTTACAGGTAAAAATATTGATGTTTTAAATTTTGATATCAAGTATAATAATCTATTCACTATGCCTTTGCTATTGAGGCCACCTAATCCTGAAGCATTAGGAGCAACAACCCGCAGAGAAGAAATTGTTAATACATATCTTAGTGCTCAAGAGCAAGCCATAGAACGAATTAGTACTAGGATTTCAAGTAAACTAGGTGAAACTGGTTTTACACCAGCACAGGCGGCTAGAGAAAAAGTAAACTATAGAGATATAGAAATAACAAATAGAAATAATATAGGTGTAGCACTAAAAGAATTTTTATATAATCCTCCGTTTGAACAAGCGTTGATTAGAGCACAAATAGAAATTGTTGGCGACCCGGTATATGTTATTGGTAGCGGAATTACAGAAAGACCAATTGTAGCAATAGATGACATTATTACTCGTGACGGTGAAATGAATACTTTTACTAGAGAAGCAGACATAATTTTTAAATTTCGTAATGGAGCAGATACACCAACAGCAAGCGAATTAAAAAATGGCCGATATCTACAGCAACTTCAGCCTGGCGATTATGATGGTCTTTATCAAGTTATAAAAATTGAAAATAAATTTAGTGAAGGTGTTTTCACACAAACTCTTTCTACAATTAGACGTAAGAATCAAGAGCAAGATTATGAAGTAACAGAACAAGAACGAGCCGCACAAGGAGGATAAAAATGAGTTTTTATAATACAGAACCAATTGAAGCAAGTAAACCTGCTGGAGAAGAAAATTTATCTAAACATACCCAACCTAATATTTGTGCAATTCCCTCTAATGCTGATCAGTTTGTGGATCAATCAGACTCGTCAAGAGCAACAGGAACAACTTCGGTTGGAAATGGTTTTATAAGTGCAGGCAAAGCCACAGTTAAAGGTGTGACAGAGTTTGCTAGTGATGTAGGAGATGCAGTTGGTAAAGTGCAGAGTGGTATCGCTCAAGCACAAGCAATAGCATCAGATCCTGTAAGTTTTGTTGCCGGACTAGCAGAAGAAGCCACAGGATATAGTATACCTTCTAGTCCACAAGGTGTTTTAGATTTATTATCAAAGTTTTCTAAACCGCCCGTTTCCAGTGACGGTAGAACAGATATATCAAAAGAAAAATCAGAAGGGGAAGGCATTATAGATGAGATTGGTGATGTTGCATCTCTAACTGCTGACGAATTAACAGGCGCTATCAGCAGTGTTGGAACTGCTATTTCACAAGTAACCAGTGCAGTAGGCGAAGTTGTTAGTCCTATAACTGAACTAGCAAGTTTAGGTGGAGTACCAGTTGATAATGTAATCAGCCAATCTGTAAATAAAGTAACATCGCCTGTACAAAGTACATTAACAAAAGTACAAAATGTAACAGACGGAACACAAGGAATAATAACATAATGTCAATGTTTTCAAGTCAACTAAAAAATGCAAGGCCGTTACGTCAACGAGAAATGGATGTCATTGCGGCAGAATCTTTTCAAAGTATTATAGTTGCAGAAGTAAGAGAAACAGGCGGCGCAGGAACATTTAGAGTTAGAGAATATGGAACTACTACAGATACAAATTTAATAACTGTTAGACCTTTAACACCGCACGGTTCTTACAAACCTGCTACTGCTGGTGGCGATGATATAGAAAATTTTGAAGATAGCCAAACTGCAAGTGGTATGGTTGCTCCAACTCCTCAAGTAGGTACAATGGGAGTTGTAATTAGAGCCAACCAAAGTTCCACACAAGGATATTGGCTAGGAGCAATTATTCAACCTGGATTAGGACAAACAATACCTGAACCAGCAAGAAGTGATAATGCTATAGGTAGTGATGCAGATGATTTAGCAAGTCCAGTTGGGTTACCTGCAGGAGAATTAAATCGTAGTGCATACGATGGTCGAGTTCCAGAAGATAGAGCAAGACGTGCAATTCATCCTTTTGCAAAAGTTTTACAAAGACAAGGACTACTAGTTGACACAATTAGAGGACAAACTACTAGTAGCATGTTACGTGATACAGATAGTAGAATACTTGGTTTTAATACACCCGGCGGTGTAGGCACATCACAAGATTTAACATCCAACCCTAACGCAGTTGGAGTAAATGAAAGACAACCTGTAGCATTGACTAGATTAGGCGGTCATTCATTTACAATGGATGATGGTGATAGAGAAGGAGCAAACAATCTTGTAAGAATACGTTCAAGCAAAGGTGCACAAATACTGTTTCATGACAGCGAAGAATTAGTTTATATTGCTAACCAAAACGGAACAGCATGGATAGAAATGACTGCTGATGGAAAAATTGATATGTATGCTAAAGACAGTGTAAGCATACACAGCGAAACAGATTTTAATTTCCGTGCAGACAGAGATATTAATTTTGAAGCAGGCAGAAATCTAAACCTTAAAGGAGTGAAAAGAACACAACTTGAAGGTGATAATTTAAGAGTTGTTGCAAAACTTGACGGAATTATAGATATTAGAGGAAGTCTTGATGTAACAGCAACACAAACTAGAGTTGCAGGAAATGACGTAAGTTTAAACGCTGATAACTTAAACATTGCAACCAAGTTGAATACTGAAATACGTTCAGGAGAGTTAGATTTAGTTTCACAGTTTGGACAGAGATACAGTGCAGGTACAGGAGTTGAAATAAAAACAAATATATTAGAAAACCAGTTATGGAATGCACAAACATATAATCCTGAAAAAGTTTATTATAAAGATAACACTGTTATTTTTGGAACAGTTTTTTACAAAGCATTACAGCAAACACTTGCTCCAAACACACCAGGAGTTCCTATTCCTCCTGCTCCAGGACCGTATTGGGAAATAATGCCTCCAGTAACACCGTTAACTCAGCATGGTGATTTTAAAATAGATACAAATGTTGCAGGACCTTTACCGGGCAATGTCGATGTACATGCTAAAGGTAAGATTAATCTAACAAGCATAGAAAAATCTATCAATTTACAAACCTTTGCGGATAATATTAGTATTCAAACACCACAAACGGTTTACATTGACGGAACTGGCGCAGTACACTTAAATCTACCAGGTCCTGTACAGCCGCCAGCAGACCCTATTTTACTGTCAGCACTTGCTACAAACATACCATTCCCTTTCCATCCAAGTGCAGAAGGTACAGCCAATGTTGGAGAACTAGGTGTATTTGAAAATCCTACAACAGATACTTCTAGACCTTGGAATGAATCATACTATGCAGGGGAAAATCCTGTTTATAGTATTATGTTGAGAATTCCGCAACACGAACCGTGGGCTAAACACGAAGGTGCTGATAAACAAGAGACAAATACTGCCGCAACAGACAGAGAAACTGCTGGTAGGTAAAGGAGTTAAATAACAGTATGGGACAGTATAAACAAATAACACTTAAATCACAAAACAGTAATAATCCTGCTAAACAAACACGATCGCAGTTATATAGAGGCACAAGTACTGTAAACGAAAACAGTAAAAGTTTTGCTTTATACGATCAAGAACTTATCAAACAGGATATACTGAACCATTTTAACATTAAAAAAGGTGAAAAGATTTATAATCCTAACTTTGGAAGTGTAATTTGGAATACTTTATATGAACCATTAGATCGAAAAACTAGAGAGATTTTGCTTGCTGATGTTGAACAGGTAATTGCATCAGATCCTAGGGTACAGGCCAGAACCATTGACATCATCGAACGAGAGTACGGAATACAACTAAACATAGAATTAGAGTTTGTAGCCTATTCTCAGATAGAAAAAATAGTCTATACATTTGATAGAGAAAATGGTCTTAGTACTGTATAAAATAAAATACGCAGTTTATAATTTAAGGTAAATACTTGCATGGCAACTTATGACAGACAAAATTCGCTTTTAGTAAATCAAGATTGGACTAAGATCTATAGATCTTTTACTGATGCTGACTTTACATCCTATGATTTTCCTACTATTCGTAGGACTATGATTAACTATCTACGCAAAAATTATCCAGAAGATTTTAACGATTATATTGAAAGTAGTGAATATTTGGCGCTGATTGATGTTATTGCATATCTTGGACAAAGTTTGTCATTTAGAGCAGATCTAAACGCTAGAGAAAATTTTATTGAAACTGCTCAAAAGAAAGAAAGTGTTTTAAGATTAGCAAGATTAGTTGGATACAACAACAAAAGAAATATCTGTGCAAGTGGAAATCTTAAAATTACAGGAGTTCAAACAACTGAAAACTTAAGAGACAGTTCAGGCGTAACATTAAGAAATAGATTTATTCTATGGAACGATGACTCTAATGCTAATTGGTTAGAGCAAATTATTACGATTATGAATAATACGTTTTCAGGAACAACTACATACGGAAAACCCACTGCGTCAGACACTGTAGGCGGAATTAAAACTGATGTTTATAGAATAAACACACGAACTAGCGATGTGCCTTCATTTAAATTTTCTAAATCTATTTCTGGAATTAATACACAATTTAATGTTGTCAGTGCAACACTGTTTAATCAAAACATTAGAGAAGAAACACCCCTTCCAGGTAACAACTTAGGAATTTTATATAGAAATGATAAAAGAGGCAACAGTTCAGAAAACACTGGATTTTTCTTACACTTTAAACAAGGGGAACTTTTTACTTCAGGATTTCAAATAAATGATCCAAGTGCAAACGAAGTTATTAATTTAGATACAAATAATATTAACAATACAGATGTTTGGTTATGGCAACTAGATGCTAACGGTAACTTTGTTAGACAGTGGACTAAATTAGATAACACTATTGGTAGTAATGCAGTTTACAACTCGGTTGCTAGAGACAATAGATCTATATACACTGTAATTTCAAGAGATAATGATCAAGTTAGTTTAAATTTTGCTGATGGCAGTTTTGGAGATCTTCCAAGAGGTAATTTTAGAACTTACTATAGAGTTTCAAATGGTTTGTCATATAGTATTAAACCAGCAGAATTGCAAAATATTGTAATTGATATTCCTTATATTAGTAAAAGTGGACAACAAAATACATTGACTATTCAGTGTGCATTACAAAGCACAGTCACAAATGCTTCTGCTACTGAAACAACACGTTCAATTAGACAAAATGCACCACAAGCCTATTACACACAAAATAGAATGGTAACTGGTGAAGATTACAATACTTTTCCATTAACTTCAAATCCACAAATTGTAAAAACAAAAGCAGTAAACAGAGCAAGCAGTGGAATTAGCAGACAGTACGAAATTAAAGATCCAACTGGAAAGTATTCAAGCACAAACATTATTGCTGATGATGGAATACTTTACAAAAACGATTATGAAATAGATTTTAGTTTTACTTTTAATACTAGAAATGATATTTTAGGTGCTGTACGTAATCAAATAGAACCTATTATATCAGGCATAGGAACAAAGAGTTTTTATTATGATCAGTTTCCAAGAATTCAGACTGCTGGATTAAACATTGATTGGGTGCAGTCAACTAGTGCAAGCACAAATAGCACAGGTTATTTTAGAAATACTGTTAACGGTGCACCAATTACAGTTGGTGAATTTACAGGCAATAACTTTAGATTTATTGCTGTAGATTCTATGATTAAATTTGTTCCACCTAGTGGCAGATATTTCTTACCTAATGGTGAACTTACAACAACAAAAACTAAAACAACTAGAGATTATATATGGACAAAAGTATTAAATGTAGTTGGTGATGGATCAAACGGAGGTGTTGGCGCATTAGATGACGGAACAGGTCCTGTTATATTAAGTGAAAAGATTCCTAATCTTTCAATACCAAGCGAAATTGTTCCAAATATTGTAACAGATTTACCTAGTGATATTGAAACAGAGATTGTTGATCTAGTTTTTAATTACAAGAGTTTTGGAATTCGATATGATCAGCAAACGCTTACATGGAAGATTATTGCAAATGCAAATGTAAACACTGTTGATTCTTTTAGTTTAGACAGACAAGGCGACTTATCAGGTACTAAGTCCGATAAAAGTTGGTTTGTACTATTTGAAACAGACGGCGAAACATACACTGTTACTTACAGAGGATTAGATTACAGATTTGAAAGTGAAAACCTTGTACAGTTTTATGTTGATGCAAGAGGAAAAACAATCGACACAAAAACTGGGTTGGTAATTAAAGACCAAATTAAAGTTCTTAAAGTTAACGAAGATCCTGTAACAGATACAATTTTAGATAAAGACTATCAATGGGAAATTACAGGAACAATAAGAAATCCAGACGGCTATGAAGATGTTAACAGAGTAGAAGTTAATTTGTATGATAGTGACGATGATGGCATGGTTGACGACCCTGATAGTTTTATCAATTTGGTTGGTCCTGAATCTATTGATGCAAGGGGTTATAGAGATAAGTTTGTATTCTTTCAAAACACAGTTGTTGGAAACACCACAGTTGCTAAAAAAGTAGATGCAAGTAGTTTTGTTATATTTGATAGTGAGACTAGTATTCCTGCATTAAGTGATTACACTAATGGTCAGTTATTTTATTTTTACGGGTCAACTGAAAATATAATCAAAAGTTATAATTCTACAACAGGAGCACTTGATTTAGAAAACTCATACTTTGCAAAACCGGGTAGAGATAACATCAAATTCCAATATATTCATAATGCAGAAAATGATCGTAGATTAGATCCTAGTAAAACAAACATTATTGATTTATATGTGTTAACACAAAACTATGATAATTCATATAGACAAGCAATTTATAACGGTAGTGAACTACCAGAAGCACCCAGTTCTGAACAACTAAGAAGTCAGTTTGAACCTGCATTACAAAATGTTAAATCTATTAGTGATACAATGATTTTCGATAGTGTAAAATATAGACCATTGTTTGGTCCTGAAGCAGACACAGATTTACAAGCACAATTTAAACTTGTAAGAACTGCTCAAAGTGTTATAAGTGATAATCAATTAAAAAGCGGTGTGATTAACGCAATTAACAGTTTCTTTACTTTAAGGAATTGGGATTTTGGTGATACTTTTTTCTTTACAGAATTAGCAACATTTATTCATAATTTTATGGCACCAGATTTGGCTAACATTGTAATTGTTCCTAGAAGTAATAACCAATCATTTGGAAGTCTTTTCCAAATTATTAGCAAGTCTGATGAAATTTTCATTAGCAGTGCAACAGTTGACAACGTAGAAATTATTGATAGTATAACAGCCTCTAATCTACAAGCAAGCGGCAATGTTATTAGTAGCGTTGAATCAGTAGGTACTGTTTCCGTTACATCAAGTTCAAGTAATACTTCAAGTAACGGAGGTTCTATCTACTAATGGCATTTAGTGATAACAATAATGTTCCTGTAAATTCAGTGAATAAAGACAAGTATAGAAATAGTGCAACACTATTACCTTTGTTCTTTAGAACAGAAGCAAATAAAAAGTTCTTAGGCTCTACTTTAGATACTTTAATATCTAAAGGACAGTTAGAAAAAATTAACGGTTACGTAGGTAGCAGATATGCTAAAACTGTAAAACCTAATGATAGATATATAACAGAACCAACTTCTAATAGAAGAAGATACAATCTATTACCGAGTGTTGTTATTAGAGATGAGTTTGATGATAGAACAGAATGGTTAGCAACTTATGATGATCTAATTAATCAACTAGATTTTTTTAACGGAAATACAGAAAATCACAATAAACTATTTTCTAGTAAGTATTATGCTTGGAATCCGCATATTGATTTTGATAAAATTTCTAACTACAGACAGTATTATTGGTTACCTCAAGGACCAAGTCCTGTTACAATTACAGGTCTTGCAGAAGGCAGTGTAAGTTCGTTCAATGTTACAAATCAAAACAGTAGTGCTTGGGTATTCACTCCAGACGGAAGCAGTTCTAATCCTGTTATCAAATTATATAGAGGTGCAACTTATAAGTTTGAAGTAAATGCACCCGGGCATCCTTTTTATATTAAACTTGCTAGAACTACAGGCGATCTAGATCAGTACGAAGATGGTATTACTAATAATGGTACAGAAAACGGAGCAGTTGTTTTTACTATTCCAAAAGGTGCTCCAGACATACTTTATTATACTTGCGGCAATCATCAAGAAATGCAAGGTATTTTTGAAATTAGAGATGCTGTTGACGAACTTAATATTGACATTCCAACAGAAATTTTAGGTAAAAAAGAATATACAAGTTCTAATGGTGTTGTTTTTACTAATGGATTAAAAGTAAACTTTACAGGTGATGTTACTCCAAGTAGATACAAAAATAAAAACTATTACGTTGAAGGCGTAGGAAAAGAAATAGTATTATTACCTGTAAGTGAATTTGATACGCCAGAAGGTTACAGTCAAAATTTTGATTATGAGTTTGACATTGAAAGTTTTGACGAAACACCTTATGATGACGCAGAAAGTTCTGCAGAAACTCCTGAGTATGTTACAATTAACAGAGCCAGTATAGATAAAAACCCTTGGAGTAGATATAATCGTTGGTTCCATAAAGAAGTTATCGAAGTAACAGCAAAGTATAATAATACAAATGCTGTATTTGATGAAGACAGTAGAGCAAAGCGTCCCATTATTGAGTTTTTACCTAATATACAACTTTATGATTTTGCTACACAAGCATTAGGTAATATAGATCTTATTGATACAGTTACTACTGATGCCTTTAGCGAAATAGAAGGACATATTGGTTATTATATTGATGAAGTAGATCTTGTAAAAGGTATGAGAGTTACTTTTAATGCAGATCCTGATATAACTGTGCGTGGAAAAATATACGAAGTTGATTTTGTTAATCACAACGGCCAATCAAGAATCCATTTAAAAGAAGTAGAAACAGCAACACAAGGACACGGGTTAGTTGTAACTAATGGTGCAAACAATAAAGGCACAAGTTGGTATTACAACGGCAGTGATTGGTTAAAAGGACAGCAAAAAACAGAGTTAAACCAAGCACCTAAATTTGATTTATTTGATGATAGTGGCGTAAGTTTTACTGACACAAAATACGGAGTGCAAAATTTTCAAGGTAATGAACTTGTAAGTTACAAAATAGGCACAGGAGAAAATGATCCTGTATTAGGTTTTCCAATTGAATATCAAAACGTAGCAAACATTGGCGATATAACATTTGAATTTGATTGGGACGATAAAAGTTTTACATATACTGAAAATGGTGTTTCGTATGTGCAAGACACTGCGGCAGGCGTAATTAAAGTAAACAAAAGTTTAACTGAAAGCGTTTTTGAGTCGGGATGGAGTTTAGTTGAAAATAAACTAAATCAAAGAATTATTCAATTAAATGATACTGTAAATCCTACAACAATTTTAGAAATTACTGCAATCAAAGATCCTGGATTATATCTTACTGAAGATGATATTATTGTGGAATATTCTGGCAACATCTTAAAACCACAAACGGGTTTTACATTATCACGTAGTAATAATAACAAAAAATTATTTTTAAATTTTAACGAAACAATTCTAGCAGATAATAGACTTGTTACTAAAATAAAAACAGATAGATTACCTACACAGTTTGGTTTTTATGAACCACCTGTTAATTTGCTTAACAACAGTGAGAATAACGATTTACAAACTTTTACTTTAGGAAGTGTAAGTAGTCATGTTCAAACTATATTTGAAAATGATATTAGGGTTGAAGGTAAATTTAATAATACGTCTAATGCTAGAGATGTAAGCGATCTTTATAAATTTGGAAACAGATACGTTAAACATCAAGGAAGTTTACTGCCTGCTATTTTTGGACTAGTTGATGCAGAATCTAATGTTATTAAATCTATTAGAAAGAATGCATTAGATTACAGTGTATTCAAACAACAGTTTTTACAAGTTTTTGAAGCAACAGAAGTTACAGGAAATCCTGCAGATGATGTAGATGCAATGCTGTACAGTATGTCTTTAAATAAAAATACCGAAAGTGCTTACTATTACAGTGATATGGCAGGATTTGGCCGCAGTTTAACAAAAACTGAATATACAGTAAATGCATTTGAACAACAGATTTTTGGAATACAAAGTAATTACAATTTAACTGAGATTTCAAACAGAAGTGTTTATGTTTATTTTAATGGTGAACATTTAATTAATAATGTTGATTATGAATTTGATGCTACTGACAACACAGTACTATTAAAAAGAGAAACAGCCATAGGTGATGTTGTAAAGATTTATGACTATAACACTGTTGGTAATATTATTCCTAGCACTCCAACTAAATTAGGACTCTATCCAAAGTTTACGCCTGTAATATATACAGATGATACTTATGTAACCCCTACAAAAATAATTCAAGGACACGACGGTAGTAAAACAGTTGCATATGATGACTATAGAGACGAGTTAATTCTTGAATTAGAAAAAAGAATATACAACAACATCAAGGTAGAATACAAAAGAAATGTGTTTGATAATAACGAATTTTTACCTGGTGCATTTAGAAAAACAGAATTTAATGTAGATCAAGTTACAAAAATTTTAACAGATGATTTTAACTATTGGGCAAACTTATATGGTGTAGATTATCTTAATAACTTAACATCAGTCGAAGGCGAAGTTTTTTCTTATAATCTTAGCAGTGCAATTGATACTGTAAACAGTGAAAAACTACCAGGATACTGGAAAGGAATTTATAAAAAATTCTTTGATACTGATAGACCGCATACTGCTCCGTGGGAAATGTTGGGGTATAGTGAAAAACCGACTTGGTGGGAAGATCGTTATGGTCCTGCACCATACACAAAAGGAAATAATATTCTATGGCAAGACCTTGAAAAAGGGTTTGATTATGGTCTAGGCAAAGTAAATCCGATTTACACAAGGGAAGGATTAAGTAAGAATATTCCTGTAAATGACTATGGAGAATTATTAAGTCCTATCCAAACAAACTTAGTATCAGGATTTATTACAACTAATTTAAACAATAACTGGGTATTTGGAGATTATGGTCCAGCAGAATATGCATGGAGATCTAGCAGTTGGTATCCATATGTGCAACAAATATTACTTGCACTATTAAAGCCTGCTAATTATCTTACCATACAGTATGATACAAGTCAAAATTTAAAATCATTAAGTGATAATGTAATTTACAAAGATACAGGAAAAATAATAGACTTTACTGATACAAAAGTTCATAATTTATTTTATAACAACGAAAGATATTTTGGTGCAGGGTATCATGTATTTGTAGTAGATTACTTAAAATCTAAAGATCAAAATGTGCTAGAAGCCTATGCAGATAGACTTAGTAAAACTAGTATGAATGTAACTTATAAAACTGGTGCGTTTGTTAATAAAGAAAGACTTAAAGTATTATTAGAAAGCAGTAATCCAAATACACCAGATAAAAGTATATTCTTACCAGATGAAAATTTTGAGATAACGTTTAGAAAATCTAATCCTGTGTTTACTGCAAATATTTCTGGTATTATTGTTGAAAAGGTAGATAATGGATATCTAGTAAAAGGTTATGATAGATATTCTCCGTCATTTAAAATTTACAAGCCAATTTTATCACAACAAAATCAAGCAGTAAATGTAGGCGGTGTAAGTGCTAACTTTGTAATTTGGCAAGAAGAAAAGTTTTATGGAACTGCACAGATTGTTCAATACGAAGATTTTTATTATAGAGTAAAAGAAGATCACACTACTAATCAGACGTTTGATCCTACACTTTATACTAGATTGCAGGAACTGCCATTAACTGGCGGAGCAAGTGTTCAAAAGCCTACAATGTTTGAAGAAACTGTTTCTGAAATCCCTTATCAAACAGTTTTACCTAACAAACAAGAAGTTTATAATTTACTTTTAGGATATGAAAAATATCTTACTAGCATTGGTTTTGAATTTAACAATGTAATAAATGAACTTGGCGAAGTTAGTGATTGGAGTTTAAGTGGTAAAGAATTTTTATATTGGACCACACAAAATTTTGCTAAAGGTAGTGTAATTACACTTGCACCGTTTGCTCGTAAGGTTGAATTTAAATTCCAAAATGGTCAGGTAGATAATCTTTTAGATAGTTTTTATGAGTACAGCATTTATAATGCAGGCGGCAATCCTATATCTAGAAATTATATTAGTACTATTAGAGAAAGTGGTAAATTCCAATTACTACCTAAAGAAACACAAGAAGGTATATTTAATGCACAACTTAATCTTGTACAAAAAGAACATGTAATTGTGTTTGATGATAAAAGTGTTTTTGGTGATATCATTTATGATCAAGAAGCAGGTTATAGACAAGAACGTATAAAATTTATTGGATTTAAAACTACAGAATGGGATGGCGACATATATTCTCCAGGGTTTGTTTATGATGAAGCAAAGATTGCTCCATGGGCATCTTTTAAAGATTATAACTTAGGGGATGTTGTAAAATATAAATCTAAATATTATAGTGCAAAACAGTTTCTTCCAGGAGAAGAAACGTTTGATTATAACAAGTGGTTATATCTACAAAACGACCCAACAGCAGAACTTCTACCTAACTTAGATTTTAAAATTAGTAGTTTTCAAGATTTTTATAATTTAGATACAGAAGTATTTGACGAAGCATCATCTAAATTATCACAACATTTAGTTGGGTATCAAAAACGTTTTTATCTTGATAATTTAATTCAAGATAATATTGCACAATACAAGTTCTATCAAGGGTATATAAAAGAAAAAGGAACTAAAAATGCAATAGATGCTATTAGTAGATTAAAAATCGATGATGTACAAACAGATATTACATTTGATGAAGAATGGGCATTTAACGTAGGAAGTTTAGGAAGTAGTGCTACAGTTAAAGAATTAGAATTTGCATTAGATGAAAGATTAAATATTGAAAATCCACAAGCATATGATTTTGCAAGCAGTATCACTGCAAATACAACGCCAGGAAATAATATTCAGTTATTAGCAAATGCTATCGCTGTTAAACCTGCAGACTATGACAATAATCCTTGGCCAGTAACAACACTAGATTCTACCGCAGGCATTACTAGTGATTATGTAAATGTTTTGCCAGTAGCAGGATACCCTAGAATTGATGATATTCCTACAACAGCATTTAGTTTTAATGATATGATAGGAAGTAATATTATTAATCAGTTAGATGATAGTGATCTAGTTTGGGTAGCAAAAGATAAAGATAACGACTGGAATGTATATCAACTTCAAACTATTCCTGCTAGGGTAATACAAACAGATGATGTAAAAACAGAATTTTCAGATAATGAAATTATTCTTAATACAGATATTGTGCATAATCTTACCCAAGGACAGATTATAAGCATTAAGGGTTTTAGTGAAGATGTAGACAATGTTTACATTGTTAAGAGAGTAACAAGTACAACGCAATTTGTTGTAGATGGTCCAGATGCAAGTGTTACTATTGAAGACAGTACCTCAGGAGAAATATTAGAATTCATTAGTAATAGAATTAATCAACCTGATGATATTAACAACATTAAAAACGTAACAAAAATTGAAAATGATTCACTTGTTTATGCAGACGATGACGGTACTGGTAAATGGGCAGTATATCAAAAAACACGAGCATGGAAAGAAAACAAGTGGGGTGCTCCAAACTTAATTGAACAACAAAAGTTTGGATACAATATAACAACAGCAAATCAAGGAAGAACTATTGTTGTAGCGGCTCCTACACTTGGTGATGAAGGCCAGATTTATGTTTTAAATAGAGAGTTTAACACAGGTATTGAAACCCTACAAACAACCCAAGGTTTTGCAATTTCTTTTAATCCTAGTGATAACATTGTAAGTGATGCTGGAAATCCGGCGTTAGGAAGCAGTTTAGCAATTAGCAACGACGGTACTGTATTAGTTGCTGGAGCATCAGAATCTAGTAATTTCAAAGGTGCAGACGATAGCACATACGGTAATGGATTTAGAGTAAGTGTAGGTGACTTTACTGTAGAACCTAGTCCTTATTCAAGAGAAGGTGTAGTTACTTTACACACTTATGACACAGAAGAAAACTTATTCAAGTTAAACTATGTTATTGGTTCTAGCGAGCCTGAAGACGATTTACATTTTGGCGCAAGTGTTCTAGTTTCAAATACAAAATTACTAGTAGGTGCTCCGGGTAAAACAAATTATCAAGGTAAGGTTTATATTTACGATAAAACAACTCGACCTGACGGTAGTACACTTGATTGGGATCTAAGTGATCATCATATACTGTCTATTCCTAACAGCAGAGATGGTGATAAATTTGGTTCAGTAATGACAGCAACATCAGATTTAAGTATAATTGCAGTAAGTGCTCCGGGATACGAAGAACAAAGCGACGATAGCACAGCAAATAAAGGTGCAGTATTCATTTACAGTTTGAATAGTAATAATGAATATCAATTACTACAAACTATTAGCAGTGCTACATTTAATGAAATTGATTCTGGAGATAGTTTTGGATACGCTATGGATATGAGCGATAACGGTAATACTCTTATTGTTAGTGCGCCATACGACGATGCTAATGCTATTAATAGTGGCGCTGTTTACTACTTTAAGAAAACAGGCGATGATAGCAGTCAAAATTTATACACATATCAACAAACAATTTTCAGTCCATTAAAAGCAGTCCAAGAACAGTTTGGAGCCAATGTAAAACTTAATGAAACTGGCACAAGTTTTGCTGTTTGGAGTCAGCACGGCAAAAACAGACTAGAAACATCATTTGATAAATTTACTAGGTTAGACGATAGTTCATTAGAAGAAACTACAACCGAAACTACGTTTGATTCTAACAGCATGTACATTATTGATGAGAATTATGCAAGCGGAACTGTTTATACTTACACATTGGTTAATACAAAGTTTGTTTATGGTCAACAACTTAGCAGTGATACAACAAACGAATTTGATGAATTTGGTAGAGGTTTAGCATTTATTGGTAATTCGTTAATGGTGGGTGCACCAAACTCTAAAGTTAGTGCTACTAACCTAACACCAATTGGTAGTTTGTTTGTATATCAAAAAACTGGTTCAGGAGGCTGGAATAAATTACGTTCACAGACGCAACCAACTAATCCTTACAGTGTTAAAAAAGCATTTACTTACAATACTTTAAAAAATGAAGTAAAAGACTTTTTAGAAACGTTAGATCCTGTAAAAGGAAAAATACCAGGTTTAGCAGAAGCAGAAATAAGTTATAAATCTTCAATTGATCCTGCTTCATACACACAAGGAAGCGGAACTGTTACAGTAAAACCAACAACAGCATGGACAGAAAATCATGTTGGTGAAGTTTGGTGGGATCTTTCAACTGTTGCATATGTTTGGTATGAACAGGGTGATACAGAATATAGAAAAGCAAACTGGGGAACATTATTTCCTGGATCTACAATAGATGTGTATGAGTGGGTAGAATCTACACTTAAACCTAGTCAGTGGGCCGAACTATCAGCAACTGGTCAAGGGTTTGCAAGTGGTATTAGTGGAACACCTAAATACGGTGATGACACAGTTGTTATTAAAAATATATATAACAGGACTACAAGTAGTTTTGAAAGACGATATTACTTTTGGGTAAAAAACAAAGTAGATGTACCAAATTTAGAAAACAGAAACTTGCCTGTTGTTGAAGTAGCAAACATAATAACTGATCCTCAGGCTTATGGAATTAAAAGTATTCAGTTACTTAATAAAAATTCACTAAGTTTAAGTAATATTAAAACTACTTTAGACGATAAAAATATATTCATTAATATACAATACAGAGAAGTAGAAACAGACTTACCTGAACATAATGAATGGCAAATTATTGGTGAAAATCAATACAAAAAAATTGATAATGAATTACTAGTTAAAAAATTAATTGATAGTGCTGTTGGATACGATAGCCAAGGTAATCCTGTGCCAGATACAGCGTTACCGGTTCAACGAAAGTATGGTTTACAGATAAGACCAAGACAGAGTATTTTTGTAAATAGACTTTCGGCGTTAAAAGAATTAATAACATATGTTAACAATATAATGATAAAAAACAGAATTGTTGACACAAAAAATATAGATGCATTGTTTGAAAAAGATCCTCTACCTGCCGCAGGAAGTGGAAAATGGGATATTCAGATTGATGACCATGCAGACCTTTCACAAGTAGGTACTGAAGAACTTAAAACAGCAACAGCAACAGCAGTGTTGAAAAATGGAAAAATACAGTCAATCAATATTACTAATCCTGGATTTGGTTATAAAAATGCTCCTGAAATTTTAATTACAGGTGACGGGTCAGGTGCTAAATTAAAAACAAATATTGATAGTGACGGAAAAGTTACTAGTGTAGAAGTACTCAAAAAAGGTCAAAATTATAAAACTGTTAACTTAGAGTTTAGAAGATTCCGTGTATTAGTTACTTTAGATGAAACTGCTAACAATAACTGGGCAATATATGAGTGGCAAGCAGAAACCAAAATTTGGAATAGAACAAACACACAAACATTTGATTTATCACGTTTTTGGTCCTACAAAGATTATATTGTAGACGGTTTTGATATTGATAGCATAATAAATTATAAAGTTTCTGCAACATACGAACTTAATACTATTAGTCCTAATGAAGGAGAATTAGTACAAGTTGATAATGCTGGCGACGGTAATAAAATAATTTTACAAAAAGTAATACAAAACGGATCGTTTTCAGATGAATACGATTTAATGTATAAAGCAAAATCAACAATACAGATAAACACTAACATTTACAATTATGAAGAATTAAATTTTGGTTTCGCAGGATTTGAAAATTATGATGTAAATCTATTTGATAGTGAGCCTATCACAGAAACACGCAGAATCTTAGAAATAATTAGAGATGATATATTTGTTGACGATCTTAAAGATAATTGGAATAAACTTTTCTTTATAGCAATTCGTTATATATTTGCAGAACAAAACTTTGTAGATTGGGCATTCAAAACAAGTTTCATTACAGTAGACAATAAATTAGGTGGATTTAGTAAAAAACTAAATTACAAAGTAACAGACCCTGGCTATATTGAAAGATATGTTGAAGAAGTAAAACCATACAAAACAGTAATAAGAAACTTCTATAATAGTTTTAATGAATTAGAAACTAGTAATATAGGAAATACTGACTTTGACTTACCAAGTTATTGGGACAATACAAATAAAAAGTTTGTTGTACCTAAAATTACAAGTGATGTTATTACGCAGGAACCTTATGTAAACTGGTTTGATAATTACAAGTTTAAAATTGGAAAAATTAATGTAACAGACGACGGTGCAGGATATACAGAACCACCAATTGTTGTTATTAGTGGCGGTAGAACTAACAAGCCTGCAATTACCGAAACACAGCAGTTTAGACCACTTGTAACTACAGATTATACTGATAGTAGATTCTTTGTTAAAACAACAAGTATTCCTGATCACGGTTTTGCTAGAAATCCAGGAGTTAATACTGTAACAGCACAAGACTTTACTTTTGAAATTACAAGAACTCCAGTTGAGGCATTAGACAAAGTTGAAACACCGCTTGGTACTATTGGTGTTGCTGTTAATGGAGTTGTTATTTTCAATCCAAAAGCGGCTTTAACAGAACAACGTGGTAATGTTGATTATCAAATTAATGCAGTTTACAGCCACGACGAATTAGGAATTGATGACGGTAGCGGCCACCCCCAAGAAGATGGCATTTATCACTATCACAGCGATCCTCGTTTAATGTACGAAAAAGATCCTAACAATCATTCACCTTTACTAGGTTATGCACTTGACGGATATCCAATTTATGGACCTTATGGTTGGGATACTACAACAGGTAGAAGTAATCCAAGGGTAATGAAATCAAGTTACAGATTAAAGACTACACCTAGAACTGATGGCAGTGATCCAGATGGAAGATACATTGAAGATTTTGAATATGTTGCAGGTCTAGGAGATTTAGATCAACATAATGGTAGAACCTGTAACACACCAGAATATCCAAATGGAATATATGCATATTTTGTTACAGTAGATCCTACTGATACAGATGTTGCTGTATATCCATACATTATTGGACCAACTTATTATGGTGCACCTATATTGCCTAATGGTAATAAAACATTGCCTGGAGAAGAATTTGAAGATGCATCAGCAGTAGCATATACTTCTAGAGGAATTGTAAGAGAAGTTGTTGTTACTAAACAAGGTAGTGGTTATGTAAGTGCTCCTACAGTAACACTTGCAGGCGGCGGTGGTGCCAACACAGTTACTAGTGAGGCAAAAGCATATGCAATACTAGAAAACAAAAAAGTACGTATTAATACTGTTAATATGAAGTTTGATAGAATTGCAACTAAGAAAGTAATTCAAACACAAACACAGACTGATACATTTACTGCAACAGCAGGACAGATTAAATTTAAATTAACTTATCTACCTACTCTTGACAAACGTAAAATTAATATCAACATTGAAAATGAAACAGTTTATATTGAAAATTATGAAGTTAGTATAGTAACTGTTAAAGACAGAACGTACAAAAAGCAAGAAGGTTATATAATTTTAAATACACCTCCAGGAAAAAATGCTAGTGTTAGCATTACTTACGAAAAATCAATCAGTCTTATGCAGGCAACTGATAGAATTGATTACTATTATGAACCTACATCAGGCATGGCAGGTAAAGATCCTGCACAGTTAATGACTGGTGTTGAATATGATGGCGTTCAAGTACAAGGATTAGAGTTTGATATTAGTGTTGGCTGGGACGGCTTACCGTGGTTTAGTCATGGTTGGGACACATTCTCAGGTACAAATACTGATTATGCTTTCCGTGCAGACGGAACTACTACAACATTTACATTACCGTATGTTCCGGAACAAGATCAAGAAATAAATGTTTACTTTGATAGTGTTAGACAGGATCCTACAAATACTGAAACTATAGTTGGTGACGGTGCAACAGACACATTCACACTGAATATTGCCGCACAAGACGGAACACTAGTAGTGTTTAGGCAAACAGAATCGGATGGTAGTTTAGTACCAACAGACGTAAACAACCTAGATGCTATTATACAAGGTGGCAACTTTAGTTACTCAACTGCAACAGGTACTAGACCTGAAGATGTTGACATTGACGGCGACGGATTTGTAACACCAGACACTAGTCATGCACCAGAAGAAGTAGTTCCGGGTCAGGCATTTGACAGTTTAAGTATTAGCATTTACAATGCACCAGCAGATGGTTCACCGCTAATTGTTACAAATAGATATTTTGGTAATAGTTTGTTAAGACGTTACAGTTTTGATTTGTATCCAGGTACAGAAGACAGTGTGTTTGTAACTGTAGCAGGAGAATATTTAGAAAACGGAACAGATTACACAATTGATTTCCAAAATAAAGAAATTGTTTTTGTTGATGCACCTGAAATAGATGAATTAGTAACAATTCAAACTCTAAATGTTGGTGGTGCAAATATTCTTGAAAGAAAACAGTTTACAGGCGACGGAAGCACAACTGAGTTTGAATTAACAGCCAAGTACGAAGATGTAGGAAGTGCATTTGTAACAGTTGATGGCGTTAGCAAAGGATATGTTATTAGAGAAAGCGATACAGGAAGTGCGTTAATTGATGTTAATAATCCTCCTCCAATAAGCAACAGTGTGATACAAATTACAGGGTTAAGCACAACAGAAAAAACTTACAGTGAAATTGTAAAAGAATCAATTGCCGATGACGGTAGTAGCACAGCATACACTATGGCAAACATTCCTGGTAACATTGCTCCGTATCATAATATGGTAATTGCAGAAGTAAAAGATCTAGACACAGGAATTATTACTAGACTGTTACCACCTGACACGGTTTACTATGTAAGTAATGGAGTAACACAACAATACACTGTTAGCCAAGATCCAGAATATCCTGTATTCCAACTTGCACTAGGAGAAATTGAAGTTTATCTAAATGGTGCAAAACTTGTTCCAATTAGAGACTTTAACTTTGACACACAAACTAATCTTGTAACATTTAATCAAAATGTATTAACAAGTGGTGATGTAATTGCAATTACAATTCTTAAAAATCACGAATATGAAATAAATGTTACTGGCGATAGTGCAGGTGATACAGAATCTAATTTAATTATTGTTAAAGATAGAGCAGAATTACCTACAAATGCTGAATACCATGTTACTACATTTACAAATCATGACAGTAACTTGATTAGAAAAGAAGTGTTTAGTGGAAAACTTGGTGGAACCTACAAATTAAGTCGTCCTGCTATTGATTCAAATTATGTTTGGGTTGAAATAGACGGAACACCATTAGTTGCAGAACGTGATTATAAAATTTTAGATAATAATGTTACTGTTGAAATTGATAATAAGTTCACAGTGTTACCAACTTCACGAATTACAGTAACTACATTTAGCGAAGAATTAAGTTTCAACTCAATTGGGTATAAAGTGTTTAATGATATGTTAAACAGAACACACTTTAAACGTATTAGTGAACAAGACAGCACAGAATTAGCACAAGATTTGAATATAAGTGACACAGAAATTGTAGTCAACGATGCTAGTTTCTTTGATACACCTTCACCTAGCGATAAAACACCTGGTGTTGTGTGGATTGATAGAGAAAGAATTGAATTTTACACAATTTCAAACAATACCTTAGGACAAATAACACGTGGTACACTTGGTACTGGTATAAAAACAGTGCATACAGCAGGTACTAAAGTGTTTGATTCTGGTCCAGACCAAACAGTTCCATATAAAGAAACTGTAAATGTATACGAAAGTATTATACGCCCTGGATTACCAAATGGTAAGAAAGAACATGTTCTTGAAACAGTTAATATTTCAAGCAGTGCTAATGCACATGATCAAGTTGAAGTGTACTTAGGTGGTAGAAAACTGCAAAAACCAACAGTATCTACTAATCCAATTAAAGTACATGACATCGAAATTGCTTATGATAGCAACGAAGTAGACAGTGACGGTGTATCAAGCGATGTTACGCAAGTACCAGAGTTTACTATTGACCCAGTAGCAGATTCAAGTGGTAAAAATTACTATAAATTAACATTGAGGGATGAGCCTCAAGATGGTTTAGAACTAAAAGTAGTTCAAAGACAAGGTAGAGTATGGTACGAGCAAAGCGTTAATACAGCGTCTAACGGCGCTACTTTACAACGTGCAGAGACTGCACAGGCTAAGTTCTTGCTTGAAAGAACCAGTGGCTTACCTGTAATAAATATTAGAGAATAACCAA